GGAAGAATACAATCTTCAATAGTCTTGGGTCGATATTTCTCAACCCACAAAAATTCATCACGCATAATCATTCCAAAGGACGAACAAATTCATTACAAACAATATCAGATGCATGAAACATCTGTCTCATATATTCTACACCATCTTGGGGTTTTGTGTGATCTCCGCAGGTAAAGACATCACAAACTGCCATACCAAGTTCAGGCCAAGTATGAATGCTGATATGAGATTCAGCAAGCATAGCAACACAAGTCACTCCCTGAGGATCAAACTTGTGAGAGTTAAGTGCCAACAAAGTGGACTCACATTTGGTACTTGCATGATAAACAACGTCACGGATGTATTTTTCATCATCAAGAAGAACCATAGAACACCCTTTAAGGGTAAAAAGAATATGTCTCATAAATCAAACCCAATCTGGTTTTCGGGATGGGTAACGAAGATAATTAGATGCAACCCAAGGTTTGGATGCGATATACATTTTGTAAGCAGTAAAAGTGTCAATGCTTGTGTCAAGTTTGTACTCATTTGGCATTGCCCTCACAAATGGCGTTGTTTCTTTTCCACTGCGACCTTGAGGATCTGGAGTTGGGAAGATTTCTCTTGCTGCAAGAAGAGTGTTGAAGCATGTGTGAGTTTTACCATACCTTGATGCATATTCTTCACAAAGAGCAAATCCATGAGCAATCAGCCACTGCCAATTGTTTACAAACTCACTCGCCCAAACAGTACATGGGTGATTACGAAAGGCACCCTTCTCAGTAGCATAGGGTGTACCGTCTGCTTTGGGAAGAGTACCGAAACCATGACCCCATTTGTCAGAAGCAACAATAGCAAGCATCTGACAGGTCTCTAGGGGCATTTTGACAATATGTTTGTCAGGAAGAACCCTAGCAGATTCCCAAGGGTCAGGAGAGGTCACAAAGATGTTCATGATTTAGTTGAAGTTAGAGTTCAATATTACTCTATCATACAGCAGCAAAAGTAGAGTCAGGCTCCAGAGCAATGTAGTAAGTCAGATCATGATTCTTACTGGTGAATCGAGACAGAAGTTTTTGAGACACAACAACTTCATAAGTTCCAGGAAGAACTTTGATGTTTTCAACCTTAAAGTTGAAAGAGAACTCAGAATCAGTCTCACCAACAACGATTGCAAAGTCATTAGAGGTATCATTCTTCTTGTCACGAACAACCAACTTAACAACTCCACCCTCACCAACGGCAGAGAGGTCTGGAAGTTGATACACTGCTGCTGCTTTAAGCAATTTATCAAGTTGTTCCGTGCTTAACTCAAAACAAACATCCTCACTTGGCAATTCAATAGACTTATCAGGAGGAGTCACGATCACGTTAGGATCAGCGAAGAAATACTTAGAACGCATTTTACCTTCACGGATGTCAACGTAACCATCATTCCCAAAATCAAGTTCAGGACTCTGGTGCAAACTCATTCCATTAAGAAATTGGTTCAAATCATAGACACCAAAGTCTTTAGCAAATTCTTCAGTGACAGTCGCTTCTGCGAGAATGTTCTTCATCACGCTGATAGTGCGAAGTTTGTTACCTTTCTTGAAAAGAATGGATTGATTGATAGAAGAAAAGTTCTTCAGGACAGAAAGAGTTTTATCAGAAAGTTTCATAGGGTTGCGAATTTTCATTACAAAGGCCAGCAAAGTGATAAAGAAGAATACAATAGTGAATTGCTTTTAGAATGTCTTGTTTAGACTTTCCATTCTTCTTACCAAACCGAGAAAGATATTTAATAGCATTAGATCGGCAGAAAGGTTCTGCATCACCAATACTGTCAATCAAATCAAGTGTTTGGGTTTGTGATTCTTGTGACGCATAATGAGCACGATAGGTGCCACCAAGATAGTCACGAATCTCTTTTAGAATCACATCTTCATTATACTTCCAGAAACCATTGTCATTATTAGGTACTGAAGGAAGATCAGGAACATTATCGTTCATATTTAAAGAAAAAGTTGGTGAAGAGGAGTGGGAAAAGGAGATATGATCATCCCCCATTCCACCTGGAAGTCTCCCAGAATATTCCCAATTATCTTGGTTGGACATAGCAGAGTTTTTCAAATAGTTCCAAGGGTTTGCCATAATTATATCACCCAGCGGTGTATGTGTCAATGTTATCTTCGGAAGGCATCACGAAATATGTGTCAATGTTATCTTCGGAAGGCATCACGAAATCAGCATCAACCTTGTCATACAGTTCCAGGAATGCCTGCTTGGTTTCATCATCAAAACGATTGACACAGACTTGAATTGCTTTTGCCTTGTCTCCGAAGATGCTGTATGCCTTCACAATGTGAACCAGACGACGAGTGGAGATGATCTCTTCGATACCACCATCATAGAAGGTCTTGCGGATAATGTCTGCCCAGTCAGAGAGACGCTTACAGAACTCAACATCATCACAAATCTTGTTCAGGATCTTCTGCTCAGTAGCAACAGAAGGATACTCTTGTTCAAAGGTCACAGGGAAACGCTCAAGGAATGCCTCATTGAGAACGTTAGTCCCAACAAATCGACCATCGTCAGACCCTTTCCCCTTTGTATTTGCCGTTGCGAAGATCTGAAAACCTTTGGCGGGGTTAATGTACTTACCAATCTTTTTAAGGAAAACTCCCTTACCCTCAAGGATAGATTGAAGACAAAGGATTTTGTTTGAAGCAAGGTCGATTTCGTCAAGGAGCAAGACAGCTCCTCGCTGGAGTGCTTCAACAACAGGTCCGTTATGCCAAACAGTGGCACCATCAACAAGACGGAAACCGCCGATTAGGTCGTCTTCATCGGTTTCAATAGTAATGTTTACACGGATGAGTTCTCGTCCGAGTTGGGCACATGCTTGTTCAATAGAGAACGTTTTGCCGTTACCAGACAGTCCCGTAATGAATGTAGGATAGAAAAGATTGGACTTAATAATTTTTTTGATATCACCGAAGTTACCAAAAGTGACGAAGGTATCATCTTTAGCAGGAATTAAATTTTGTTCGATTACAGGGAGTACAGCAGGAGCATTATAAGACACCTCCAGTTCTTGGACAGTCTCTTTAGTCACTTCAAGATTCCACTTACCACGACCAACCTTACAGTCTGATAGTTTGTTGGTAACAGTCTGGTAGTTTGCACCATTCATAGCACACCATGCACGAATGTCACCAGCAGTTACAGACTCACCATAGAGAGACTGAAGAGAAGTGCGGATGTAGTCAGCGGATAGTGCCATTAGTCATTTGTTTGAACTGAAGTCATTATAGACGAGAAAGGGGGGTTTTGGGCCCCCCAGTGGTCAGTTTCCAAACCGTCCATACTTAAATTTCATCGCCTGTAAAAACCAAGCATCAGTTAGTGACTTGGGCCCATAGAGGAGAACCTCAATTTGTTTTTCCTTAAGAGAGGGATCTGCGAGTGCTCTCCTTTTCCATTCTGGTGTCATCATGCTACGAGGGAAATAAATTCACCGAGAACTTTCTTATTTAGTTTCTTGGTCTTGAGTGATTTAGCAAAAGCAGATTTAATCTGTGCCTTTGTGGCATCTTCCTTCACATCAAACTCAGTATCCTGAGAAAGTGCGGTTGCAGACAGTCCAAAGTATGCATGATACCCAGAATTCTTAATAGTAAAACTACGCTGTTTCTTCCAATCGTTTTGGAGTTTGGTGAGTTCATCACTATAAACATCACAATACAGTTTCATAAAATCAGTCACACCACGACCCTCAAGAACACGAATCCCAATAAAGTTTACTGAGGGGAAGTTATCGCGCAGATTGCAGAGCAGAAGATCAGTAAATCCGTGCCATCCGTAAGGAACTTTGTAGGTATTGCCAGTTTTACGATCCCGCAGAAAAGAAATACCACCAGGAAGTTGACGAACTCCCATGAAAGGTTCATTTTCCCATCGACGTTGAACTTCTTTGTGATACCCAAGATGGTTAGCTTCACCATCAGTTAAAACAATGGTTTGAACTTTCTGAAGTTTGTTTTCTTTCTGAAACTTAGGGAGAATTTTATGAAGACAAATCAATGCCTCATTCAGAGGAGTTCCAGACAATCCAAGGCGAGTAGGAACAGAATAAGCACTGTGATAGTAGTCACCGAATGATTTTGCAATACGCCAAATGTTGATCATCTGATGTTCCAGTTGCTTACCGTTTGTCTTACTGCTGAGGAGATTCATCAAAGAGAAATGATCGTCAATGACAAGAACATTCTCTTTCTTTTCGTAGCAAGGAGTCAAGTCGGCAGGATTGATCACATTTCCAGTTTCATAATCAAGTTCAGGTCGTTTCCACTCACTAGTAAATGCATAAACCTCAAAGGGGATGGCAACTTTCTTACAGAACCAAACCAGATTGTAAAGTTGCTTGATTGTGTCAAGCATCACACGGCTCATAGATCCACTCCAATCAAGAATAAAAATC